GGGGACTCAAAATCCCCCGCCGCAAGGCGTGCCGGTTCGATTCCGGCCCCGGGCACCATAGGTTTCGCGCTACAGGAACAATAGCATTTTCCGCATCGTTTCCGCAGTCGTTTCCGCAAAGCCATAAAAAATGGCCCGCTTACCTCACGGTGGCGGGCCTTTTTTTCGTCAGCCGTTCGCCTGCTCGTCACGCAGGCGGAAGCCCAGCAGCGGCCAGATTTCGCGCTCTGCGTTCTCGCGGGCAATGCGCCGGCCAATCTCCGCGTTGAAGTTCTCCGGGCTGGCGCAGGCGCTGTGGCCGATGACGGTGAAGCCGTTGCGCAGGACCAGGACGCAGATGGTCAGAGTGTTGAGCGCGCCGTTTGCATCTCCTGTCCATGCCTGATCCCCGGCCTGCTGTGGCGAGTGGTAGTGCTCGCTGACGATTTCGTCCAGCAGCGCCTGGGGCGTCACGCGCGGCGCTTTGTCTGCCTTGGCCTGGATCTCGCGCTCCAGGGAGTCGGGGCCGGGGTCCACCACGGGGAGCGTGATGGCGGCGGCCTTGAGCGGCTCGCCAGGCTTCACGCACAGGACGGCCTGCGGATCGCTGGCCACGTCGCTGGCGTCGCGCGGCATGCCGGTGTGCGGGTTGAACAGCACCGGTTGCGGGTGCAGGGCGTTGAGCACGTCCTTGATGCCATTGGCGATGCTGGTGGCGCTCTCAGGTGATTCCGCGACGCGGGCAGCAGCGCCCACCATCAGGGCGTATTCCAGTTCCTCGCGCTGGGTGCGCTGGCGGAATGCAGGCTCCACGGAAGGGGTCTTCTCGGCAGCATCGGCTTTCGCAGCCTGGCTCTTCTGGTAAGGCATCCACTCGCAGCAGCAGTAGACGTCAGTGTCCTCGTCCGCCACGTAGTGCCCAGCCAGCAATGCAACGCTGGGCACGGCCAGCGTCTTGCCAACGTGATCCGTCACGATCAGATTGACCATGTGATCGTGATGCACATAGACGATGCCTGCATCCATCGGCTGCTCGGGGTTGAACTGAGTCAGTATCGGGTTGCTGGCGAGGAATGCAGCGCTGGGGCGAAACCACACGCGGCGGCCGATGGTGGGCTTGATGACAGGAGAATTCATGGTGTTCTTACAGTGGTGGGTTAGAAGGCGGCGATGCGCTCGCCCAGGATCACGGACAGCTCACGCATCACATCGAGCTGGCGGCGCAAGCGGGCTTGCTCGTCGGCTGGCAACTGGGGGAAAACCGGGTTGGAGTCGATGAAGGCAGCGAGGCGGCTAACTTCGCCATCACGGGCGGCCTTCTCGTCAATGACGCGCTGCTGGTGGGGCGGCACCGTGCTGGCGGAAGGCTCCGGCATGTCCAGCGCGCAGCGCACGAAACAGTCCTTGGCTTCCAGCAGCTTGCGCATGCCGGCGCTTTTCTCGGGGCCGTCCGGCAACAGGACTTCCAGGGCGGCTGCCAGCTCTCCGATGGGTTTGCTCACGGCCTGCAGCTTGGGCGGCAGGTGGGCGAAGGCGAAATACTTGTGGGTGGTGGTGGGCATGTGGGTTCTCAGTGGTTTGACCCGGCAGCCGGCCGGGGCGGTTTTACTGGCCAGGCTTCTCGATGGGTGCGGACATCACCTGCGTGCCCATCAGCTTTTTCGACCATCCCTCCATACGCGGCGCGGCAGTCCTCGAATACGGCTCCGAGGGCAGTGGCGTACTCAAGGACGGCGGCGGGGGGAGCTGCAGCGAGTCGGCGGGCGGCGTCGGCGTTTTGGTCCCGCAGGCCGTCAGAAACAAGGCGCAGATGGTCAATTTCAGTGCGCAAAAGAGCTTCACGGGTTCGGGCAGCATTGATGGCCTCCACATAGGTCTTGTTGATGGCGCGCTCGTCCGCGCGGGCGTCCTTGACGGCCTGGAGCTTTTCGCCCGCGGCCTGTACCTTGGCGCCGGCCATTGCAATGCGGACCTCGGCGACAGCGGCATCCATGCGTGCGCCCTGGAAAGCCCAGGCAGCCGCGGCGGCCACGACAGCGGCGGCCAGGTGGGTGATGAGGGTCAGATTCATCAGCCGTCCCACCCGTCCACTGGCAGGACAAGCCACCAGTACCAGCACATGGCGATGAAAATCGGGTTCACGGCATCGCCTCGCATTCCGCGCTGTCGCGGTAGCCGTTGCGGGATTCCGCAAAGCAGGCGCGCACATTGCCGGCAGCAATGGCACCCTCATGGCCGCAGCGCTCCAGGACCACGCCGGCCTCTAAATACCAGGCCGGCGCCAGATCGGCCTCGATGGCTGCGGTTTGCAGCAGCTCGCAACTCATGTGCGCGGTCCCTGCCGGAACGATGGTGCAGCCAGCCAGCGCGGCCACAGCCAGGATCAGGATGGATTTCACGGGGCACCTCCTTGGACAGATTCGGCGCAGCGCGCCAGCGGCACATTGCCCAGCCGGGCGTCAGCCCAGCCGACGATGAACATGGGCTTGTTCTGGCGCATGTAGTGCGCGCCCTGCTGCACGTCCATCAGCTTCAGGGTCAGCTCACAGGCCTTCACACGCCCGCGCTTGCGCTCCAGCGCCTGGTACGCGGCCAGGGTCTGGACGCCGATGTGGCCGTCCACCGTCAAAAGGGGGAAGTCAGCGCCCCCGCGGCTCAGTTGGTTGAGCGCCTCCTGGAGCCAGCGCGCGGAACGCCCAGGGCCAGCATTCACCCCGGCGTCCACCAGCTTCTCGCCCAGGGCCGGGGATAGCAGGATCACGCTGTGAAAGCCAGGGCGCTCGATGTAGTCCTGGGCGTAGATGCGCTGGGCGGTTGCCTTGGGCAGGTCGCGCATGGGGCCTTGGTAGCCGTTCTCGCGCGCCACCGCCACGGTCACGCCGTGGTTCGTCTCGCCGCCGGGGTCGGCCGGGTTGTTGCTGTATCCGCCCTCAACGGCGAACACGCCGGCCACGATGGCAAGGACGGCAGCACCGAGAGAGGCCCACACTTTGCCGGTCACCTGCGGGGCGCTCATTCGTCCAGCTCCAGGCCACCAATGCCGGTGTCCGTGTGCTGCCCCCGCAGCAGCCGCGCCATGCGCGCCTCGTGCTCGATCTTCGCCCGACGATTGGCGTGGTGCTTGAAGTAGATGTTGACCGTGAGGCCAATGACCCCGATCAGCACGCCCACAAGCCCGAAGAACTCGTTTGAGAGGAACCACCCGAGGCCCGTCACCCCCGCGCCGATATAGGTGGTCTTGCTGCCTGCTGCGGCGATGGTGATGTCGATGGCTTCGGATTTCATGACCGGGATGATTCCCGGCCATGCCCAAACGTCCCAGCCCTATGCTGGGCGGCCCTACCCGTTCTCCCTGGCCATTTCCCGCATCTGCTCGCGCAGCGCCTTCGGCGCGGTGTCGGCGATCCGCTGGGTGCGGTCCTTGCCCATTTCGCGCACGCGCTTCCACACGTCGGGCATCTTCACCACGATGGGCTGGTCCGGGTTGTCCCGGTTCCAGTCGGCCAGGCGCTCGCGCACCCGCTCCAGCGCTGCGTCATCCTTGTTGAACAGCGCCTGCGCCCACTGCGCCTTGATGTCGCTGCTGGTCTGGACGTAGAAGCTCTTGGAGCGCTGCATGAAAGAGTTCGACTCCTGCACTTCGGCCACGCTGCGCGGCTGGAACCCGATGGCCTTGGCGATGGCCTCGTCCAGCGTGGTGTCGATGACCTTGTAGCCCTTGGTGTCCTTGTAGATGCCGCTCGTGGCCATGTCGAGGCCCTTGGCAGCGTTGCGCACAGCCGTGGGCGACACCTCCAGTGCGGCACCGGCCAGGTCGCCGGTCAGCGCCTTGCGGGCGCCCGTGAAGCCGCGCGCCACCAGGTCGCCGGCCGGGCCCACAACCTCCATCAGATCGCGCTCGCGGTTCTGCTTGGACAGCAGCAGGCCGGTTCCCGGCACCAGATTGCCCATGCCCAGGCGGCCGGAGACGTCGATGGGTGCCCCGGGCAGGCCAGACACGCCCTGCTCCACGAAGTTGCCCAACTCCTTGCCGATGGTGTCGCGCAGCAGCTGCTTGCGCCACTGCTTGGTGCTGACGTTGTAGCCCATGAGCTGACCGGCGCCATCAATCAGGTCTTCGGCGTCCTCCATGAACGGCAGTCCACCGGCACCGCCCATCAGCATCAGCATGGCCACGGCCCAGCCCACGGCGCGTTTGCCCTCTGGGCCGCCCTGCGTCCACATCCGGTGCATCAACTCCAGGTAGGACACGCTGTAGGTCTTGAAGGTCATCATGGTGCCGCCGATGGCGCCGCGGCCCCAGCGCATCTTGTTGGCCTTCGAGTAAACAAACTGCGTCTCCTGCACCGCCCGGCGCGCGAACTCTGCCGGCGCAGGCATGCCCTGCTCCTTCGCCGTGCGGTAGGCGGCGATGAACGTGCTTCGGCGGTTGAACTGCTCGGCCAGGGCGAAGGGCTGGCCCCATGCCACTTTGGTGCGCTCCCAGTTGTTCGCCACGGCGGCGCGGGCATCGTCCATGCGGGTTCCGTCGCCCGCGCGCAGCGAGCCCGTGCCGCGAGCCTGGGCCATCAGCTGGTGGATTTCCTGGGGGCTCACCGTGCCGTCGTCCACAGCATCCTGCAGAGCCTTTTCCAGGTCTGGCTCGTACTTGAAGCCCTTGGTGCCCATGTCCTTGAGCGCGCGCGCCATCTGGCCGGCGGCCTTGCGCATGCCGCCGAACTGGCTCAACCAAGGCATGGTGATCTGGAACGGCTGGGTCATGTTGACCATGGCCGAAGCCACGGAGCCCCCCAGGTACTGCGCGAACAGCATGCCGCGCACGGCCTGGCCTTCTTCCTGTGGGTCTTGGATGTAGCTGCGCAGGCCCATGGCCACGTCGCGCAGCTCGCCCTGCTCCTTGGGGATGGCCTGGATTGCCTGTTCCAGGGTGCCTGCGTTCAGGCCGCCGGCCGCCAGGCGCGCATTCGAGTAGACGAAGCTGGCCAGCACGCGGCCCACGTCCTCGCTGTAGCCGGTGATGCCCTTGCGGTGGATCAGGCGCTTGAGCGCGCTGTGGTTGTTCTTCGACAGCTGCAGGTAGGCCTGGAAAGCCTTGTCCTGGGCGGTATCGCCATCCGTCTTGAGGCCCAGCATTTCGCCGAACTGCTCCAGGCTCTCCGGCGTGATGCCGGCAAACAGCTTGTAGGCCTCGTCGCTCATGGTGCCCTGGGTCACGGCCGCGCCCTTGAACTCGCCGCGCATGCGCTCGGCCATCAGATTGGCGTCGCGCATCGACTCAAACATGCCGAAATACTCGCGCGTGCCGTCCGGGCTCACCACGTCCACGGTGTAGCGGCCGAAGCGCGACAGTGGCGCGTAGCCGGCCTCCTGCAAGGCAATGGCGCGCTCGTAGCTCTTGACCACATCGTTATTGATCTTCATCAGGCGATCTGCCTGGTCCGGGTTCTCGCGCGCCTCGGCCTGCAGCGTGTCGGTCAGCAGCACCATGGCGTCCTGCAGGCTGGCCTGCTCCAGCACCACCTCGCGCATGCTGGCGTACCCGTCGCCCATCATGCGCAGCATGTCGGCGCGCGCCGTCATGTCGATGGAGCGGTCGATGGCGCCGCGCGCTTCTTGATACAAACTCACCTGCTGGTCGTTCAGGCCGAACAATTCATTCAGTTCTTTTGCGCTCCAAACCACGCCAGGCTTGAGAATAGTGCTATCAAATTTGTTGTTGATGATTGCGTTGAACTGGTCCACGGGCAGGCCGCGCCACACCTTCAGCATCTGGGCCTGAATCTTCCCGGTGCGCAGCAGGATCTGCGCCTTCTCGTCGGGCGTGGCGTTGCGGTACTTGTCGTTCAGCTTCTCGGTGGTCACGGGCGTGCCGTCCATATCGCGTGCCCACAGCAAGGTTCCTTCAAACAGAGGCTTGCCCACGGCC